CGGTGCCGCAATACAATCCCGGCTCGATGGAAATGGAGCAGACCCAGCTTGCTCAGGCCGACAAGATTATTGGCCTCGATATTAACAACCCGCTGTCGCAGATTCAGCAGCAGTACTTTGTAGACAAGTTCCTCACGCACGTCCGCGACGTGCTGCGCCTAGCCTACAAGTGCTTCCAGCGGTTTGGCCCCGATCAAGTGTTCTTCCGCGTTACGGGTGTCTCTGATCCTCAGCGTTATAGCAAGGGCGACCCGAATGAAAACTTTGACATTATTATCAACTATGATGTCATGCAAAATGATCCCGATAACATTGAAGCACAGATTACGCAGTTTTCTACGCTACTTCAGCTTGACCGGAATGGCCGCATGGACGTGGACATGCTTCTCGAATTGGCCGCGAGTGCCATCAATCCGGTTGTTGCTGACTCCATTCTCCGACCTGCTGGGCAGGCGACGGACCAAATCACGAAGCAAGTCACGGACGACCTCTCCAAGATCTACGCAGGCATTGAAGTTGGTGCGCGTCCGAACGGTGCGCAAATCGCAATGCAGGTGATTCAGTCTTACGTCCAGCAGCCTGACGTTGCCCAGCGTCTACAGAACGATCAAGCATTCCAAGCCCGCTTCCAGAAGTACGCTCAGCAGTATCAATTCCAGATGACGCAGCAGCAGAACGCCCAGATTGGCCGTATTGGTACGGCTCCCGCTGCAATGGGAGATACCAATACGCAGGCCATGCAGCAGACTCCTAGTTACTAATGCAAAAGCCAGATAATCTAGATAGCCTCATCCACATTGACGCATACGTTGAGTTCCTTGATGGAATCTACGCTTTGCGCGAATCGCTGATCCAGCAGCTTCACGACGTATCCTCCGACCGCATCCAGCAGATTAGCGGTCGAATCCTCCAATGCGACGATATCCTCCAAATGGGTGGATATGATCGTATTGTTTCTCGTAGAGGATGACGTAGCCCCTTTTTCTTAAAGGGGCCGTTGTTCGCTGTGTCGCTCTGAAAACCGCGACAGACGAAACGTGAAATAAAAGAAACCCCTAAAAGAAAGGGGGAGTGTGAGGGGGATTTTTTCGTCATGTCAAGCCTATTCGACATGGCATCTAATTTTCTCTGTTAGCTCCATAGTGGGTCTTTTCTAAAGCATGGTATATTCCCGCTATCGCCAACGCGAGGCGTTAAAACGCGGAAAACCAACAATGTCTGATGAAGCTACGTCCGTCGCCGGGGACGCTAAACAGTCGGTGGTCTCAGAAAAGTCTAATATGACAGCGAGCCAATACGCGGTTCGCCGTCTCGGTGAGTTGAAGGTTAAGCCTGACGGGGCTTTGAATCCCGCCAGTCGCCCAGCCGAACAGCCCACCAGCCAATCCGCGCCAGCGGAAGAGGAACAGCAAGAGCAGGCGAGCAACGACCAAGCTCAGGCTGAACCGAATCCGACGGGCAAGGACGTTCCTTCACAAGTTGAACTCTCGGAACTTTCCGATGAGGACATCCAAGAACTCGCTCAGAAAGGCAAGTCTGGCCTGCTCAAGCGCATTGCGGAACTTACAGCCAAGCGAAAGCTAGCCGAGGAGAAAGCAGCGCAGTTGGAAGCCTACATGGCCCAACAGCAGAACAACAAGCCCCTTGAGCCGAAGGTCGAGAATAATCCCTACGCCAGCATCTCCTCTATTGAGGATCTTGGGAAGAAAGTCCAAGAGGTAGCTGATGTTGTTGAGTGGGCAGAAGATATTCTGGATCGCGCTGAACACCTCGGCTTTGAAGATATTGCCGCTACGGTGGATGGGCGCGAACTGACTAAGGCTCAGGTAAAGGAGACTCTCCGCAATGCCCGCAAGGCGCGCGACAAGTTTCTCCCAGCGCAGAAAAAGGACATTGAAGCTGGCATCCAGCGCAAAGGTCTTCGTTCTGCTTTCGAGCAACAAGCGGTCAAGGAACTTGAGTGGCTTGCCACCCAAGAAGACAATGACATCAAACGCCAGTTCTTTGCGATGCTTAACGATCCGCGCCTCAAGGGCATGGAAGAAGCATTGCCGGATGTTGCTCCTCAGTTGCCCTACATCTTGGCCCATGCTGCCAATTCGATGTTTGCGCGAAAAACAATTCCGATGGACAGCAAGCCCTCTCCCAAGTTGACGCCCCCCGGCTCCCCATCCTCTACAGCGGCTGCGGGTGACCGGACGCCTTCTTCGGGTGAGCGCAATATGAAGGAAGTGTCTAAGCGGTTGGCGGACTCAGGTAGCGTAAGCGACTTCATCGCCCTTCGTGCAGCACAACTCTCTAAACGCAAGTAAACTACTACTACAATGGCCTTTTCCAATACTTACGATACGACCAATCCGGGTTCCGCTGTTTCTAACCGCGAAGACCTTCTCGATGTCCTGACGATCCTCGCCCCCGAGGAGACTCCGGTTCTCTCTTCCGCTGCTAAGTCCAAGGCGTCCGCTACCTTCGTGGAGTGGACCGTTGACAGCCTCTCGGCTCCCGTGACCACGGGCGTTGCCGAGGGTAGCGATGTCACCGTCTTCACGGACAAGTTTGCCAACCGCGCTCGTCTGGGTAATTACATCCAGAAGTTCCGCCGCGACTTCATGGTGAGTGACCTCCAGAACGCTGTTGATAGCGTTGGTCCGGCCAAGATCGCTCAGGCGGAGGCCAAGGCTGTCCGCGAGATCAAGCGCGACATCGAAGCGACCCTGTGCTCCAACAACGACCGCACGGTTGAAGATGGTGCTGGCACGCCCTACGGCCTGCGCGGCCTCGGCGACTGGATTGACTCGGCTGGTCCGGCGGATGTTCCCGCTGCCTACCGCACCCCGGCTGGCTCCATCCATGCCTCCAGCACGTTTAACGAGACGGTGTTTAACAACCTCATCACCTCGATCTACCGCGTTACGGGTACGTCGAATGGTCTGACGCTGGTTGCTGACACGGCCCTCCGCCGCGTCATCAGCGACTTCGCCCGTACCTCGGGTGGCTCGGACTACTCGGTTCGCCGTGTGGCTTACGAGGGCGGCGAGGCCACGATCAAGCTGTCGGTTGAACTCTATGAGTCCGACCATGGCATCGTGTCCATCGTTAACATGAACCCGGACTGCGCGCCGGACACCACGAACAAGGACACGGGTTACCTCGTGAATCCTGAGTTCTACGGTGTTGCGGAGCTTATTCCGCTCGGATCGACCCGCCTGCCGAATCTCGGCGGTGGCGAGCGCGGTTATGTTGATTGCGCCCTCACCCTGTTGGTTAAGCATCCGGGTGCGCATGGTAAGATCACCACGCTCAGCTAAACACTAACTAGGAGTCTACTCACATGGCTAAACTTACGATTAACGAAGCAGCGGCGGGCTTCACGCACAAGGTTGCGTTTGATTACGTCGATCTCCAGCGCACGGGGTTCCTTAGCACCATTGGTGCGGCGAACCAGTTCAAGGCTGGTAAGCTCGGGGCTGGTGGTATCATTGATACTGCCGTCCTTTATCAGGTGGTTGATCCGGCTGGTGCGTCCGACCTTACCATTGACTTTGGTGTGACGGCGGCTGATCCGGATGAGTTCATCGACAACGGCGACGTTGACGCTCTGACGAAGGTTATTTGGAACACGGGCGATGCCTTCGTTGGCACCGACTCGGGTACGCACACGACCTCCAATGTCGTGAACGGCTACGCCAACAACACGGCGTCGGCTGTGGATCTGATCGTTGAGCTTAACGGCACGGTGTCTAGCCTCACGGCTGGTAGCTGGGTGCTGGCTTGGCGTCAGATGGAAGTCCCCACCTCGTAAAGACTTCTTGTGTTAGAATAAGCCACCCTCTTAACTGGGGGTGGCTTTTTTATGCATATCAAAGTAGCTTCACCCGAAATTACACGGGAAGAAATCGATAACGAGCTTCGTAAAGAAATCATCCGCAGCCTAGATTTTGAGAAGGCTACGGAGGCGGAGCGTGTTAATGTAGCTAAGGCGCAGGCTTCTCTAATGAAGGGCCACAAGGCCATTCCCGGTTTGGGTAAGTGTGTGGGCGTTATGCCTGCCCGCGAGTACTTCCGGCTGGTGAAGAAGTACGGCCATGAGACGGTGCATAGCCGCGAGTTCATGTCCTATTTCAACAAGAAGATGCCAGAGCTTTCGCCCAATAAAGCGTAATGACCAACCGCACCTACACCGACCTGTTCGACCTTATCGAGTCCCTTGCGGGAGTTGATGAATTTGCGCCTACAGAATCCACGAAGATTCTGGCGATGGCTAACAGGCGGCTGCGGCAAGCCTACGACTCCTGCGATGTCTGGCCGCGCTATATGCGGTTGGATGCTCGCCCTGCCCCTAATGGCATTGTGCCGTACAGCTACGATTCTGCTAACGGCACCCGCATGGCTTCTTCTGCTACGCGCAGCGGGACCACCGTTACCTTCGTTACGGGCGGTGTGGACTTCGATGTTGTAGTGGGACAAAATGTCACAGTGTCTGGGCTAAGTGGTAGCACTAATCCAAACGGCACATACTCAATCACTTCTGTTGATGGGCAGACCGTAACCTACGAACTGGCCTCTGGTACAGGCACCGAAACCTACACAGGCACGGGACTACTTACCCCCGTTACGATGCCTGACGTAGAAATCTTTATGCGCCTGCATGACCGCAACCCCGTGCAGGGTGTTGGCGGCTGGGAATACGACTTCTTTGTTGATAGCAACGGAGCCAACATTGTTGGCAACTATCCTGAGCTTGATGGCTTTTTTGTTACCTATAAAGCTATTTGGGATGGTCCTTATACGACGGCATCTGCTACCATTCCTCAAGAGTGGTTTTATTACGTCGGGCACGCCACCTATGCAGATTTCCTTCGGATGGACGGTCAAGTGGACAAGGCAATGGCTGAAGAGGCTGTTGCGCAGATGTACCTCGACACCGAACTTACTAAGGCCAGCCAGCAGCGTAATATGAACAACCTGTTCCGCCGCATTTCTACCTACACCTCACGCCAGTTCCGCTAAACATGAATAACTCACTCGTAGTCAATCTCTACCCCCAGCCGACTGGCGAAGCCGATCAGCGCCTGACGGTTAGCACCGCAGTCGTTTCGCTTGATGCGAATTGGACCTCTTCCAAGACCAAGTACATTTTGGTCGATGTGCAGACGAACGACGTGATGGTGACGTTTGACGGTAGCAATCCGTCATCCACGAACGGCCATCTGTTCAAGGCTGGTGTGCAGCCTTTTCTTTGGAACAAGGAAACGGCGCGACTGGCTAAGTTTATCCGCGCTGGCGGAAGTGATGCCGCCGTACAGGCAACCCCCTTCTCCGTCTAAGCCATGCCTAACGCACGCATCGTCAATACCCCGTCGCAGGCTATTCCGCAGAATGGCACGACGCACAAGCAGCGCACGGTTAGCTCATCGGCTGTAGCCTTCCTTGATTGGACGCTGGCTACCGATACGGAACATCTTTTGGTGCAGGTGACGGGAGCGGATATTCGTGTTACCTTCGACGGAACCACCGATCCTACGGCCACCAAGGGCTTCCGTATGCCAGCCAATAGCTCAGCCTATTGGACGCGCACTATGGCCCTTAAAGCCCGCGCAATCCGCGAAGCTTCTACTGATGCTGTAATTGAGGCGCAGGAACTCAACTACCTCTAATAATGGACATCTTTAAGACGCTGTTGTTGGACACTCCCGTGTCCACGGCAATTAGTGGCACCGTAGCCATCAATCAAGGTGGCACCGGAGCTACTACTGCCGCCGATGCGCGAGTTAATTTGCTGCCCTCTTATACGGGTAATGCAAATAAGGTGCTAAGCCTTAACTCTGGGGCAACGGATGTCGAGTGGACTACTAACGGTGCTGGCACCGTAACGAGTGTCGATCTTACTGCTGGTACGGGCATTAGCGTGTCTGGTGGGCCAATTACTTCTACGGGCAGCATTACCGTAACCAATTCTGCCCCTGACCAAACGGTGGTTCTTACGGCGAGCACGGGCATCTCGACTTCTGGGACTTATCCCAACTTCACGATTACCAACTCCGCGCCGGATCAGACGGTGGTTCTAACGCAGGGTGGAACGACCACCATCTCGGGAACCTACCCCAATTTTACGATTTCGTCTGCCGATCAATACACGGGCACCGTTACAAGTGTTGACGTATCTGGTGGGACTACGGGCCTAACCACCTCGGGAGGTCCTGTCATCGGAAGCGGTACGATTACCCTAGCTGGCACTTTGGCTGTAGCTAATGGCGGCACGGGCCTAACCTCTGGCACGTCTGGCGGTGTCTTGGCCTTTACGGCAAGTGGAACCCTAGCCTCGTCCAGCGCATTGGCGTCTAATGCCATTGTTGTTGGCGGCGGTGCTGGAGCCGCGCCATCCACCATCACCACGGGTA